CGGCTGCGGTGGCTGCTGCTCCATCAACATCAATCCTTCAAGTCCAAGTATTTAGTTAAGGAATCATTATGGCGACATATACAAAAACAAAATTATCTGCTAGTACAGATGGTAGAGGCATTCTTGTCGCTACTACTGGCGAGCCAGGGACTACTATTCATACTGGTAGTTCTGTGGCAACAACCATAGACGAAGTATGGCTTTATGCTGTCAACAAGAGTAGTGCCACAGATTACAAGTTAACTGTTCAGTGGGGTGTTACAGGTGACGCTAATGACTGGATCGAGCAAACAGTTACGGCTGAAACAGGATTGGTTCTTATTACTCCTGGTTTAATTCTCCAGGGAAATGCTAGTGCTGCTTTGGTAGTTAGAGCGTTTGCTGAGAATGCGGCGAATGTTATTCTTCATGGTTATGTAAATCAGATCACAGTCTAGCTAGGAATCTGAATGTCGTTTAATCAGTTCCGTACTAACCCAAGTCAGGCTGCCAGCAACTTTAAGGGTAGGTCGTCTACTCTTAAAGGCTGGCCGTCTACCGCTGTTTCTACTTGGATGAACGGCGGGTTGTTTGGTAGTGGCCCAGTGGAATTTTCTGGTGGGTCTAGTTCCGTTGTGGGTGATTATACTTATGTGACGTATGCGTCAAGTGGGACGATTACTTGTGTTAGCGGTGGCGAAATTGATTTGTTAGTCGTTGGCGCTGGCGGCGGAATGGGCGCTGCGACTGGTCAGAATACTGGCGGTGGCGGTGGTGGCGGTTGTCTTGCTGGTACTACTGTCACCGTAGAAGCAGGCGATTACACTTTAACTATTGGTGCTACCCCTGTTCTCAATACTGGCGACCCTGGTGGTGATACCCACATCCTTATAGCTGGCTGGAATCTTTACGCATGTGGCGGCGGTAACGGCGGCTACGGCGGCTACGCAAATTGTACTTCTGGTGGAGGAGGAGGAGCGACAGGTCAAGTAACTCCTTACCAGCGTGCAGGTGGAGCAGGTGGCGGTGGGGGTAGTTGGTACGGCTACTGTTCTGGTGGCCCTGGCTATGGTTCAGTAACCGCAAGTGCTGGTACTGGTAGCGGTGGAGGTACTTGGAGCACCATTACAGCAGGTAACGGTAACGGGAGTTATAACTCTTACGAGAATAGAGGCGGCGGTGGCGGCAGTGGCAGCGGTAGCAGTTCTTTTAGCGCAGATGGCCCTGCTGGTTATACGTGGTTAGATGGCAATACGTACAGTGCTGGTGGTGATGGAGGTGGCACAAACAGTCCTGAGGCTACTGCTTACGGACGAGGCCAAGGTTATTACAACCAACTCGGTCAAAATGGTGTCTTTATCGTACGGTATTTAACGGACGGGTAGCTGATGAGAACTTTTGCTGAAGTAGATGGAAACAACCTTGTAGTTAATGTTGCTATCTTTGGAGATGATAAAACTCCTGTAGATTTAGGGTGGTCTGGGTGGTATGAAACCGCAGAGAACATTCGCAAAAACCCAGCAGGAGTTGGTTCGACGTTTGTTCCAGAAGCAGACGGCTATCCTCTCGGATTGTTTTATCCTCGATCTCCACATAACGGATGGGTGTTAGACGCTAACTATGAGTGGGGTCCACCTGCTGACAAACCTTACCCAGATGGCTATGGCGAACCACCTAACACTTGGTGGTGGGATGATCTGATTGAGGACTGGGATGAGAAAACTCCTGTGCCCGAGGAAGAGGAAGAGGAATGATTGACATAGGGCTAGAAGACGTAATCGCCCACCTTTCCCCTATGGGTCAGATGGAGTGGGAGAACGCTGTGTTGCGAACACAGTTGGAGCAGTTGGAGGCAGCGCAATGTACTTGCGACTGTTGTTGTGGGACATCAGAGCCCACGTAGATGAGGTGATCTAGGTATGGCGTCGATTGTTGAGCCAGTGGGAACGATGGGGCCAGGGCGCCGCAAGTCAACCCCTAACCGAAACTTGTATAGCGCTGGGATCCCAAGTCTTCCAGCACAGAACCCGAATCGTTTCGAACGGCATCCGATAGAGGCTGAACCCTACCGTCCATCGACGATCCAACCAAATCCTAATGATTGGATCATGCCTTACACCCCGCCGACGCAACCAAACCCTGATGTCATTCAGCGACTTGGGCAAGAGTCACAGGGACCCATCCCAGAGTTCACCCCCGAGCCTGTACGCCCCACAAAGGGAACTCACATAGCTGATGCTGCGACAGCTGCGCTGCAATATATGAGCCGGCGTGATTCCGATGTGGATCGTTGGGGCGCTTACCAGCGGCCTGATGGTGCGCCCTATGGAACTGGTGATGTTGTCAAGGCCGGTATCCCTGGAACGCCGAACGCCAAGCGAATCAATGATGCGATAGTAGAGATCCAACGTCGAGCAGCTATTGACCAACTCGGTATGCCGCAGAGCCGTTTACACAGTTCAGGTCAGGACATGGAATCGGCGCTGAAGACACGCGGCATGACTGACTATCCGCTGGATATTCCCGTTGACCGAAGAGTGACCGACTACCCGACTGATATCCCAATGGGGTGGTACCCGCAAGACGACACAGGACGCTACCAACGCGAACTAGATCTATGGGCTTTAACTGATGGCCTAAAAAATCAGCGTGACTTAGACGCCCAGTACCTGGGCATCGATATGACGCCGAAGGTTCTGTCAAGCGGAATTCGAACCAGCACAGAAAGCGAAGCCCTTGGAGGGGACAATAACCTGCCAGTGAAGACAAGCGATCAGCAGAGTGCTGTTCTTGGCGGGTTGGGCAGCCAAATTGCTCCTGGCAGTCTTACGGGGAAACCCAAATTTGGGTCAGCCGACTACGGGTCACCCACCTATGGTGGCTATTTGGCCCCCGAACTCATTGCTTTAAAAGCAAAGCTTGCGAATTCTTACCGCATGAAGCAGCGGGCAATGCGTGACAGAGCGATGTATCACGACGATGCGTCAAGAGACTTCAACAAAAAAATTAATGAGGTCGGAGCGCAATATAATCGGCGAGGTCTTGGGCCTGACACTGGTCTGATTTCTCGTGACAAGGGCCGTTTGGGTGAGTCCCATATTCGCGGGTTGGGTCGCTACGACATCAGCTACGGCGACTATATGGAAGACAGGGCAGTGCAGGATGATGCTGCTCGCCGGCAAGCATTCCTTAACGCAATGCAAAAATATCAAGCAGATGTCGCTTTGAGGGCGGCAATGAAGCCAAACATTATGGAGGCTTTCTAATGGGCGTCGGGAATATGACTCCTGAAGAGGCTCGCTATTTATACGAGCATTACGAACCCGAATCGTTTCGGAAGCGTTCCACTCCCCGCGTGTACGGGCCAGCCGATTTTCCCTCAGGCTGGGATACCGACCGCCCCCCGATCAGTATGCCTAGTTCAGATATGTCGTACAACTTTGATGGGTTGGAACAACGAAGGCTTCCCCCTAGTAGTGCTTCCCTCGAGGAAGACCTGTACGCCATGCTCAACCAAAGCGCTCAAGACACTCACGCTTTAGATGCAGGGTTTGCGTCTGATCAGCGCGATCGCCTGTTGGGGTTGATGGTCCCTGAAGCTGGTGGTGTTCGCTCGGGCGGCTACCTGAACGAACTGAACGATTTGACGACGGGTAACATCGGCGCAATGAATGACCTGCAACTTGCAGGCATCGCAGATTTGTTGGCTGCTCAACAGGCTGGCGCTCAAGGCGTACATGGTGCGGTCACCTCAGGTGCGACGGGTCGCCAGAATCTGATTGGTGGACAGCAGGATGCCCGCATGGGTCGTGTCGGCGGTCAGATCGACAACTACGAGTCGATGATGCTTGGTGGTTACGGTGAGGAGGAAACTGCTGCCTTGGATTACCTATCTGGTGCTGAAGATATTCGGCGAGGAATGAGTGCCGATTCGCGCAGAGAAAGTGTTCAGGGGTATGAGGATGCGAAACAGGCGAACATACGTCGCCAAAACAATTTAGCCCAGCACCTTGATCCGATGGTGTCTGCGGCTGGTGCCGAAACCACGGCTCTGTTGTCGCAATCAGCGAATGTTTCGTTGGAGTTCCAAGACATGATGATTGGGATCGATGAGCAGATCGCTATTGATCGTGCTTTGGGTGTGAAGTCTGAGTTCTCTAAGGTCAGACTTCAGTTGAAGCATGATGTGTGGAATGCTCGTACTCGTTTAGAGAACAGTGTGGCTGACACGAAAGATGCTGCCGCATTGCAAGCGTTTGACACGATTGCTGCTGCGGACGCTAGTTTGGCTGTAGCGTTGGGTGCTGCTGGAATTCAGAGTACTGAGTCGTTGAATGCGGTTGCTCAGGCAACGCTGCAGCAGAAGAACGATCTTAGTTTGGCTATGTCGGGGGCACAGTTTCAGGCGAACGAGTCGTTCGCTGTTGACAAGTATGAAGCTGATAAGGCTTTGGTGACGCAGATCGACACGATTAAGGCTGCTGAAACCCAGGGCAAGATCGGGCGAGCAGAGGCTCGTGAGCAGATGTTGGCTGCTAAAGCGAAGGAGCAGCAGAGCTGGAATTTGAAGATGCGTCGTGGTGAGGAAACTGCGAAGTACCTTGGTTTCCCGCCTGAAGTTGCGGCTGCTTGGGGCGGTATGTCTGAGGCTCAACAAAAGGTGTACATCGAAACTCTGACCAGTGGTGACATCACTGTGCCTGTGGTTATTAATGGTGAAACCGTTGATGTGACTATGAGTCCTGAGGCGTATTTCGAGATGGAAGATCGAAACACTGGTCGTGCTTTACAGATGGCAGAGCAACAGCAGGACGCCTACGAGTTTGAGCAGAGCTCTCTTGACGATATGGATTTGATTGAGCAGTTGATGGCTGCTGGCGTTCCAATAAACAGCGAAACACTCAAATCTATTTTGGATATATATGCGGAAGCAGATAAAGCGCCGCCAACTGATCTTTTGCTTGCGATGTTGGAAGGTGACTCATCCTTACAGGCAGAAGCGCAGGCTGCAGAAGTTGCTGCTGGGGAGCAAGCGCAACGTCAAGCGTTGATTGATTCCATTGTCAAAGATTCAAGCGGTAGGACTCGCTCTGAGGGAGCAGCGCCTTCAGGCACCGATTTTCGCACAGGGGGGTTGCAAGACATCATTAACGCCATTCTCGGCAGGTCACCTGACATCGACAAACAGATCGCTGAACAGACGGGGAACTCTAACGGAGGCATGCTAAGCCGCGGAGATATTCTCCAAGGCGGTTCATGGTGATATGGCCGACAGGGCCGATATCCTTGCTGGTCTTGGAACGAGATCGGACATCATCAACACTGGTCGAACCAAAGGCAGCAACAGGGCTGCCATCATGGGGGCGTTGCCTATCGGTAGCCCTACGTCGTACACAGGGATGCTTGATGACGCCCTAATAAAACTCGAAGAGCAGGGGCTGTTGACAACTCCAGTCCCGTCTCTACGTTTCGACATACCTGAGGCCGGCTACCCCAGAGGCGACCTGCTAGATATCGAGAAAGCTGACAAGCCGCGATCATTACTGGGTCGAGCCAAGGGATCTGCTGGCATGAAAGCGTTGCGTTTCGGCGTATCCATTCCTGCGTCAACAGCGATGGAAACAATGGACCTACTCACAGGCCAGGGACCGTCAGCGAAAGACTGGTGGAAACAGTCGTTCAATGAACCTATCGGATGGCGTCATGTACGTGAGAAACACCCAGATGTGTACAAGTGGGGCGCTCTTCCCGTTCAACCCTTTGCTCCTCTCTTTTGGATACCTGCGACTCTCGACCTAGCGGGCTGGGAAACGGGAGCAGATTTCGCTGCCGACATGACATTCGATCTTTGGAATGTTGCCGGCGGTTTGGGAAAGTTTGCTGGTTGGACCAGAGGCGCCGCTGGTATAGCTGACGACTTGGTGGAAGCGGCTGGCAGGGTAGGTGGGCGTGAAGGTGTGTTCGCTGCAGGTAGCGCACAGCAGGAAGTGGCACTTGTTGCTTCAGGGATTATACGTCGAGAGAAGTCTATTTCTGCTGGTGTCAGATATTTGAACAAGACTCCTGCTGGTCAGGAAGTCATGCGGGTCATGGGTATCACCCCTGGCATACGGTTCCGTGTCCCAGGTACTGGGCCTGTTACCCGCTGGTTTGGTTTAGATCGTTTGCCAGGAGTTGGTAAACGCGTGGCTGCGGTAAGGGCACGCCAAACCCCAGAGTTCTATAAGCGAGCAGCGAAAGTCACTGATGAAGAACTTGCTGCAGAAATTTTGCGGCAACGTCAGGCCCATAAACCGTTCGATTGGTGGCGTATCGGCGACGACGCAGTCGTCAATCCGAACGATCCTATTCAGACTCTTGCTCGTCGTTCTTCGAAGCAACCAATCGAGTTGGTGATTCCTGGGCAAAAGGGCAGCGTCGGTGTTGCTCACGTAATGGATGCTCCGATTCGGGGCCGCAATGCTTTACGGGGAATAAATCCTGAGAAGTGGGATGCGGCGATGAAGATGGCGCTCCCAGCGATGTTCACCAGTCCATACAAATTCTTGGATACTTTCATCAATTCCGATAATCCTATCGTCGGGTTTGTTGGTGCCCGTATCAAAGAGGCTGGCCGTAACGCTGACTGGCGTTCCCGCGATTTTAACGCCGAGCTAGTTAATCGGGTTCAGAAAGCTTTGAACGAAGCCAATGTTTTGAATAAGAATCTTGCGAAGGGCGATGCGCTTCAAGAGTTGGCGTACATGGATGACATTTGGATTCGTGGTGCTGACGGGGAGATTCTGTCACGTAGACCACAGGTCGCTACTGGTGATCTTGGTGCGTTGACTGACGACGAGTTGACGAACCTGTTCGACCTTGTGAAACAGGTTGAGATTTTCACACGGGAAACCCAGATGGCTGCCCGTGGAGCAGAGTTCAAGATGAGTGTCGATGAGATCCTCGAGATGGAGGGTGCGTATCAGCCGCGCCTCCCCACTGAAGAGGGCTACGAGATGCTTGGCAAAGAAAGCAGTGGCGAGTTACCTCACGGGAAAATCAAATTCGAGGGACGTTTCGAAGCATCAAACTTGAAGGACCGCAAGATAAGAGTTGGTGACCCTGTTGATCTGATTGACCCTAAGACTGGTCAGAAGGTTCGTGTCCTTGATGAGGTGTTGGATCCGCGGGAGTCGGGTCGTTCTGTTGTCAAGCAGGTGAATGATGCCGCTAATGAAGCGGGACTCCCTCAGGTGTATGAAACATCTTTCTTGGAGACATGGGGCCGTTACGGCAATGTCATGGGTGACGACTACAGGCTTCGTCTCATAGAGAACGAGTTCGAGAAGCTCGGGTTGATCATCGATGACCGTGAGGCTTTGACGAAGTTGGGGAAGATTCGGGACAACATAGGGAAAATAGAACCCAAGGTCAACAAAGCCAAAGACTTAGTGGTTAAGGCTCGGAAGGAAGCTAAAGATTTTGATAGGAAACGTCGGGAGGCATGGAAGGGAGATTCGCGGCCACGGTTCCCTAACAGTGAAGATGGATTACGAACTGCGGTGAAGATGGAGCAGGCTTTCAACGAGAAGTCTGCTTTGAGTGCCGAGTTAGAGATCATTGATGCTGAACTTGATGTGGTTCGGGCACAGTTACGTGACCTACCCAAGGACGGTGCGAATAATTCGATTAAGAACAAACAGTATTTGGATGCTGTTGAGCGAGCCAACGAGTTGGCTGCTCGAGTACGTGCGATTGAAGATATGCGTAAAGCCATCGATGAGGTGGTCGACACGTTGCAACGTATGCGTGCTCTTGAACAGGCTGGTGATCCCAGGAATCTGACACCCGAGGCTCGGGTCATGTCGAGAGCCCGCCGTGGTGTGACGGCTGACGACGAGGCAGTCCCCTTCGTCATGTATCAGGAACTTGATGACATCCTGGCTGCCCAGTTGGACCGTATCGAAACTCAGGTAATACCGTCGGTTCGCGAACTAGCTGAACGGTTCGGTTTCGCCACTAGAGAGGCAGAACAACTACAGGATTTGGTAGCGGCCAGTCGAGGCGAACTACGTGTAGCCCGCAACAGGAAACAGAAGATCGATTCCCGAGTCAAAGTATTTAATGACCGAATTAGAGAGTTCAAAGATCTGGACTCAGAGTTGGGGTATGAAACTCAACTCGCTTCAGCTAACCCAGATATTCCTTTAGAGCAGCAACTCCTTATTGCTCAAACCAATTTGGAACGGCAGAACCAGTGGATACAGCAGCAGATGGCTGCAGTCGGTGGCGGCGGGGAACTGGTTCCTGCCGGCACGGTTATCGATTTGCCGTCTGGCCCATTGGAGTTACCGACTCAGTTGGTGAGTCGACGTAAACGCTTGGGGTTGGAGAAAACCCAGCTGGATCAACGCAAAAACGAAATACTCGTTGAACTCGCTGCAAAGAACGAACAGATCAACGCCTTGTACGTGACGATGAATGAGCAGTTTGCTAAAGCGCAACGAGCCATAGAATTGGGTGCGGCTCGAAACATTAAGCGTGAAGAAGAGTTGGGGAAGATGGCGCAGTACGAGTACGACGCTGCTCAACTGGAGTTCGATGAACTGATCCCACTGTACGACGAATTCCAACGCACTCTTGATGAGATCGCTAGTCGTGTGCAACGTGGCATGGATGGCACTGAAGCCGCTGGGATGCGTATCTCTGAAGCGTACGGAACTTTGGAGCAGGGCCTCGAGGAGTTAGGTGCGATGCCTGTCCGCGAAACTGCTGAAGCGATTGACGATCTACAAAAGATATTGCGTGATGATGTTGACCGTTGGGGTAACTGGCAGGTTCTTGGTTCAGAAGAGATAACAACACGCGAAGTCCAAGACATGCTCACTACCTTCCAGCAGATCAACCACCGCGAGAGCGTAAAGGGCGCTATCAAACACTGGAACACGATTCAGAGATTCTTGAAGTCACAGCAGTTGGCTACTCCTGGTTTCGTGCTGCGTAATACACAGGGTGCTTTCTGGAATGCGTGGCAGATGGGTGTGCCACCCAGCGATTTGATTCGCGCGTTCAGAATGTTGAGGCATGCCAGGGAGATCGGCAACGGCGACTATCAGGCTGGTGTGCGGCAACTTGCCGAAGAGACAGGCAGGAACGACTGGAACAACATGCTGGAGTTGATGGACTCTGGTGTGATGCGTTCAGGTATGGGCGCTCAGTCGGTTGAGCAGGCTCTGGCTGTAGATGTGAATCTGGCGGTCAAGATTGGTCGACGTAAAAGTGGACCGAAAGAGGGTCAGGCGTACAGGTTTGAGATGAACCCGTTGCGCCCTGAGTTCGCAGTCAACCAAGGTATTCGTTCTGCGAACAACATGGTTGAAGATGCTGTCCGTTTGGGCACTGGTATGCATGTCCGCTACGAGGGCGGCACCATCGGTGAGGCTCTCGAATTGATCGCTCGAACCCAGTTCGATTACAACGAACTCAGTGAAGCTGAACGCTGGTTGAAGCAGTTCGTGTTCCCGTTCTGGACATGGACGAGGAAGAACTTGCCGTTGCAGTTAAGCATGCTGTGGCGCAAGCCAGGGAAACTGAATCGGCTGCTCACTATCAAGGACAATATCGAAGCGATGTCTGAGGAAGAAAGGAACGTGCCAGCGTTCTTTATGGAACCGTTTGGTGTACGCCTACCGTTCGCTCCTGGTGGGTCACAAATATATTTCGTTCCTGATTTGCCGTTCGTGGATCTATTCAGAGCCGACTTCACATCAGAAGAGTTCCTTACGAAAACTATTTTGTCTGACATGACTCCTGTCGTAAAAGCACCCATCGAGTTAGCTCTGAGCAAACAGTTCTTCAAGGGCATACCGATATCCAACAGATACCAAAAATTTCCTGTGCTCGGTCAGGTGCCAGGACTGAAGCAAGCAATAAGCGCTTTACCACTGATACGCGATGGCAAGATACGAGCTAACCATCTGTATTTTATTGAGCAAATGATTCCAATGTTTGGACGCATGAGACGCATCATCCCCACCGAAGAGCGGTATCAAGGGGATCGACATTTGCAGTCGTTCTTGTCCATGGGGCTCGGGTTGCCTGCACGGTTCAACAACAGGGATGCTCAACGTATGGCCCGTAACCAGCGTGCCCGTGACCGTGCTGCTGCACGGCAAGATAGACGCGATTTGAGAGACGCTGACCGATAATTCGGGACACCTGACACTTATGTGTGATGGAGTACACATCTCGCAAACAGTGGGGCGCAACGCCACCTAAAAAGCCTTTCAGTAGGCTTCGACCCTCACGGGTCGTTGGCGTCGTTTTGCATCACAGCGGGGTGAAAAACGGCCCCACAGGACACGACGCTGCTAGAGCATTCGAGGCGTATCACCTATCTAAACGATGGGCAGGCATCGCCTACAACTGGATGGTCACTGAATCGGGCGAAGTCCTCGAGGGGCGGGGTGCAGGTGCTGTCTCAGCAGCTACCAAAGGATGGAACTCGCGGACAGAGAGTGTGATGTACACAGGCTGGGGTTCTGGGATTGTTCCTGAGGCAGCACTGCACTCCTTAAAGAGAGTCATCGAGGATGTGCAAGACAGGTATTTGGATTCACTGTGGGTGAAGCCTCACAAAAATTTGGGGACCACATCGTGCCCTGGGTCATTCCTGATCAACTGGTTATCTGAGGGTATGCCATCTGGCACCGAAAGTTCATTCGATTGGGCAGTTGTTGATATGGCGCACTTCAAGCGACGCAGTTTCAACGACCGCTATTTAGAAGAGATTCGTAAAGCCCCGTTGAGTCGCCGGCGGCGAAGCAGGGGGGAAATTGTTCGTGTCGTACAGGTGCGTCTCAAGGAACGTGGGCATGACCCTGGGGTCGCCGATGGAGTGGCGGGGCCTTTATTTGAGGCCGCTGTCAAGTCGTTCCAATCGGCGTGTGGCTGGTTGAAGCCTGACGGTGTTGTCGATACGAGAACTTTTCATGCCCTATTTATTCAATAGTTAGGAGCCAACAGTGGCTAACGATAGCAAACAGTACAAAGATTCGTCCTCGGTGGATAACATGCAAGCGATAGGCCAGAAAGCCAAACGCGCTGCAGCGTTCCTTCGTAAAACAAAACTCGGCAACGCCGCCTTCGGGGGCAGGCCGTTCGGCAAATAGTGCCACTCGAATCTGGCAGAGGGCGTAAAACCATCGGACGTAACATCGGCAAGCTCATTGGCGAGGGCTACGACCGAAAGCAGGCTGCCGCCATCGCATACGACAATGCAAAGAAACGGAAACGAAAATGACCAACAACGAGAAGACAGCGTTCGACTGGACTGACTGGGTTGAGCGTTCTGTGTGGACTGCTGTTGAGGCAGGTTTAGCGGTGATGGTTGTCACCGATATCTCCACATGGAAAGCAGCGGGGGCTGCTGCGCTTGCTGCTGGCATCGCTGCTGTTAAGACCCTCGCCAAGGCGCGGCTCAACAAATAGTGCAATGGACTTCAATGCCCGCTTCGAAGAATGGTTAGAGATAGAGGGTAAAGCTGTCGCTGAGGAGATCGCTGGCGACGTTGAGATCTCTATGCCTCTGTTCGATTCTGCTGACGGGATCCACGCCAAGTGGGTGACACCGTTCCAAGGTGCCGACGAGTCCCTGGGGGTGTTGCTCATGTTCTCCCATCATGAACTCGCTGACCTGCTGTGTGCTTGGGAGGAAGCCAAGGAGGGGGACTCGAACGGGGGAAGTTTTGTGGCCGGCTGGTTACACACCTTCATGTCATTCATTGATGCTGCTTGTGACCAGTAGGTCTGTCCATAAGCCACTGTCGTTTCGGACTGTTTCCCCAATTCGGTCCCGAAGGAGATCTCTTCTGCGGGCCAGGGTTGTCTTGGGGATCCCTGTAAAGGCGGCAGCGACACGCAGCGAAAGGTTAGCGATCAGGATGCAATCAAATACGTCCTGGTCAATTTCGTCTTCGATGCAGGTCTTGCAAACCTCATAAAAGTTTTGCATTGCGACAGAACGACTCGAGTCTTCGGCTTCTTTCGCTGGCGCCTGAGGGATCCACCATTCTTGACTTGGGTCACGCGGCGACACACGCTTACGTCTTGGTTCAGATAGGGGCATCGTAGACACCCCAAGGGAGTTTCGTTGAGGTAACCCTCAATGCTGCTTTCCCCCTTGAAGTGGCGTTATACGTGTCTAGTCTCTCGATGCGTCCTTCTTGTCTATCCCAAAGCTCCCATGCCGAATCCAGAGGCATCCAAAGCCCCTCTTCCTTAACTCTTGACCACAGCCAAAACCAGACAGGGTAGTGGTCGTTCCATTTTGAGAGTTCTACGAGTTTCCCTATCTTGAAGAGAATCCCCTTTCTGCCAAACCCTTGCACTTCGACGAACGCTTTCGGCAGCAGATAGTCGGGAGAGTTCCGTACGAACTTCGGAAGATTCTGCACGCCCCAGTCCAGTGAGGGCCGGTCGAGGCCGAAGCGGAGAGGAGGTGAGGCCAGTCCCCCATATAAACACATGAAGTGCCCTTCAGCCTCGGCTGCCCAGTCGCCGTTATACCTTTCAACCAGCGGTCGACTACTGAAGTCGCTCACAACTTGAATGCGTTGATACTTTTCACCAGTTTGTCGTTCGTGAACGCACCACTGATGCTCCCGTCGAATATTGCACCTTGCTGTAACCCGTCGAGCGTCAGCTTTACGAGGTTATCTAGATCCCCTCCCCAATGAGAGGTTGGATGCTCGATCTCTTTCACCCAGATCGAGGAACCGTTCCTGTCGTAGATGACAGTCACATCGACAGGCACATCAAGCATTGGGTGGCCGGCATTGTGCCATGCTTGACGCACACACTGCTCTGCCAAGATCGTCGTCGCTGGTGTATAGGTTCGCCTTCTCGACATCCTTGGCCGCTCTTTCGGCTTAGGTCGAGAATCGACATGACAAAAGTATCCCTCAGGTTCCATGGAGAACTCCTTGGTCGGCTCGGTAACGACGGTCAGCAGCAGCGACCATCTCAGCGTAACGCTGATCGGCGTCGGGCCGGTCAGAGAACTTTCGAGCGAAGCGTGCATCCCAGTCAGACAAAGTTCGGATCACCTCATCGTGCGGCCATCCAGCGCCAAGTAGTCCCACAGCGAGAGTGAACATCGATTTTGAACGATCCACTTTGCCGTTAATCATGGCTGGTCCACGGTCCAATATTTCTTGACTGACTGAACCCACTCGTCGGCGTTTCGCCCACGACAAACGGCGGGTAGGTATCGGTGACGGGGTCACCACCTTGGGGGCAAGATCTTCGAGTTCCTCGAAGACTGGCGCTGGGTAGCGGTGGGCTGTCGCTTCTTTAACGAACTCATCGACGCTAAGGGTCCAAGATCCTCGACGCACTACTTGCTTCCCATGGAACCCAACCCTGGGGTAGGGCAAACGGATGCCGTTCCCGAACCCTTTCCCAGATAGCGCTATCTGTTTCGGATAGACCTCAACGACTGGGGCCTTGACCACCGAGCACGCAGCCATCAATGCGTTCCGCATTGTCTTCGCTGAGACTGGTTCTTTGGCGTACACCCACAGGTGGACACCTTTGCTGCGAGAGATCTCAGTGAAAGAGGTAACTCCATACATGTCGAGGACGTTCGTTACGTTCGCTGCATGTATGAGTGAGTGTTCGGGGTAGTCCCGATCTTTATCTAGGTCCCAATCAACTGCACCCCACCATACGGTGGGGGGAGTGGTGGACATCAATGGGTACACACCGAGGGGTTCATCCCCGTATAGGTGGTCGTCTATCGCAGCGAGATATGCTGGCCCTTCGTGGGCAGTTGGTTTCCCATCAGGGTCTTTACGTGGACGAAACTCATCGCCAGCGTCAGCTACTGCGCCTCCCTGATGGAGGTCGGCAAAGTTTTGAACGAGTTCAGAAGTCATCGGCTTCGGGGACTAGATCTGTGGTGTACTCCCTGATCTGACCAGACTCAGGATCCAAATAGTAGGTGAGGTCGCCTCGGAGGTTGCCGCGCTTGTTCTTCACAAGGTTGATGTTGATCGAGTTCTCATGAAAGCGACGTTCGGCTGCGCTCAAGTCCGAACGGTCCCGCTGACGGTACACCTCGTAAGCGAAGATAGCTTCTTGTTCTCCACCGAAACGCGAGGAGTACAGGCCAGCGGATTCGCCGACAGTTCCCGATCTCCCCTGCTGGTGGATGAGTACGACAGGGATGTCTGCCTCTTTAGCAAATATTTTCATGCCCTGCGCTTTAGCGATCACCCCTTGAGAGTCAGCTGCGCCTGCGCCACCGAAGAGTTCGAGGTAGTCGCAGACCGTTAGCGTCGCTGGCATCTGCCAGTAGTCTTCCGCTTCGACGACGACATCATGCATCGTTTGAAACGACGGCGAACCGTCATAGATCAAGAGTTTGTCGAGGTAGTTCCCTGGCTCTGCTAGTTCGGTCAGGTGAGCAACGAGAGCAGGGTCACCTTCACGCATTCGTTTCTCTACCTCAATCGAGTTGAGCCCAAACATGAGCGAGTAGAACTTTGCGACGATCAGTTCGCGAGGCTCATCTGGGCTAAACAGAATGATGCGAACGTCCTCCACGTTTAAAAGAGAGTGGATGCAGGCGTTGAATACAACCTGCGATTTTCCCATGTGGGATCTCCCCATGAACAATGCAAGTTCACCTCGCCCGAGGCCCCTGGTCATTACATCGAGTCGATGGAATCCAGTGAGCCAGCGGGCCTCAGGGTTGGTGGCGTAATCGATCCATGAAGAGACTGCTGTGCTCGTCGGATCGATCAGGTTAAAAGAACGCGCCGGCACTTTCGGAGTTTGATCGATTTCTTTATTGGCAGAACGCAGGGAGAGGACGCTTTGCTCAATATCGGATCGCTCCAGAAGTACCGGCGCGTCACTCACTAATGGCCCATCCTCTGTCGTAATTCTGCGATGGCTTCCATCTTTGTAGCGAACTGCACGATGCCTTCCGCAGTATTGAACCGTGTTGGTACCGAGTCAGCCCACAAGCCTTCCTCGAGATAGGGGTTGCCGACGTTCTTGAATCTGAAGTCGGGGCCTTTACCTCCACCTGTCTTGGACCGAGGGTCATTGACGTTGCAGAACGCTGAACCTGGGTTAGTGAACAAGTAGTCCCACATTGTTTGCTTCTTGTTCCCAGTCGATGGTGCTTGAGCTAGGGCAGGCTGGGGTGCTGCAGGCTGACTATTGTCAGTTGCGGGAAGTGGCGGTGCAGTATTCGCAACGCTTTTAGAGTTGGTGTCTTCGACCTCTTCCAAGAGTGCCGAAAGAACCGTCTCGAATGTGGCTCCCCAAGCGTTTTGATCGCCTGAACCTGCGTGTATTCGTCCCGCCACATGGGCGGCTGTTTGTATGATCCCCACTTGGGGGTTGTAGTTATCGGCCATCTGGCCTCCTAGTTTGTTTATGTTTATACACTGACTTCTTTCTTTATTGTCAGAATCGGTCGACCAAGATCTCTTACATCATCGGTCACGTACTTACCCCTACAGTCAGACCACGCTGGGCACCAGTCTGCGGAACAGAACCACGAGTCCCATTTCTGCGGGAGAGCTGTCAAGTTCGCTTCGAGAGTCACGGCTAAACCCACGATCATGTCGATGAGTGCCTCGTGTTCTCGTTCGTTGCGACCCATCTCTATCCAAGAGGGCTCGTCAACTATTAGTCCATTTCTTTTCTTCACGGGAGGGAGAAGATGGCACAGTGTGAACCGTTCGATACCTGTAGCAAATGTGTACACAACTGATTGCAGATTGGAGCGACGCGTCAGCCACTCATCTCGGGGTGGGCCGCCTGGGTTTTTCCAGTCCACGATTCGAGACAACGGATCCCCTGGTTCACCTTCAACCCAGTCAGGCGTCCCTGTTAAATAGATTTGACGTACAGCATCCTCGTACGCCAAGAATTCGAACTTCTGTTCAATGGCACTGGGGCGACGCAAAACAGGGAGGGCCTTCTCGTACCACTGCGTCAACCGCTGGTTGACCTGCTCCAAAACTTTTTCTGGGTTCGCCCGCCACGTTGTGTCAGGCATTGATGATTCCTCTTCGAAGCATCGCTCTCCAAGTTCGAGCAATGTCACCAACGGCATCTGGGTATCTTCGATCATCCATTCAAGACCGAACGCTTCAATCGAATTATGGACAGCATTGCCTCGAACGAAGTCAGAGTTGTTTTGCTCCTTGATCAGGCCAGCATGTTTACGTCGACCGTACTCAGGGCATTTCCAGAAGTCATTGATGTTTGACTGACGGAACTTGTGTATGTGCTTAGGGGGTGTGACCATTTCAACCTCAAATGTACCGTGCCGGTGCGCGGTATTACGGGATTTAAACTAGAAGAGAGGTGGGACACTCAGTGACGCTCGCGCTGTCAAGACGTACAAGCCCTCATAAAGGAAAGAGGCCGCCTGGGGCGGCCATCCTTCTGCTAGCGATTGTAACGGTTTGTCAAGGGTCTGTCACGTCTTTGGGAACAAATAGTCGTCGCCACGGGCAGTAAGCCGGCAGCAACCCGTGGCACTTACACAGGTCGATAGGTGGTTCCTCTTCACTCACGCCGACATCCGTTCCTTCAGGTCTTCCTCTAACCCGTCACTCATGTCCACATAATATTTTTGTGTCGTCGCACTGGTGGCATGATTCATCAATCCTGCGACCCTCTCAATGGGCAGTCCTGCTTGGAAAAGGTTGTGACCGAACGAATGCCGCAAGTCGTGCGGGGTGAACGGCAACGACGATTCGTTTTTCCCTGAATAGACGAACCCAGCAGGGTTCCAAAAGAAAGTTTGAAGGCGACGGGTCGACTCGGGCTCACCTCGACCCTGGGGAATCAGGTAGCCACCACGGGACTCTGATCGCAACATCAACTCCTTGTAGGCCAGCCACACACGCCACGCATCATGACCACACTCTTCATGTTTCTCAGCAAGAAACTCACCAACAGCTACCCAAGGGAGTGACTGGTGGTCTGTCCCTCGTTTGGTGCGTTTCCTCTGAACCAACAAACGGTCGTTCTGCACATGTTCCGTTTTGAGTCGAGCCATCTCGTTGGCACGCAACCCTCCGAACCAGCCAAGCCCCAAACAGAAACGCAACTCGTCCCGAAACTCAGCGTGCGGCAACGAATAAAAATTTTCCAAGGGGACATGACGTTTGAGGCGCTCAGAAATTTTCGGAACAGCGTCCCTCAGCCTCAACCCGTAGTCCTTCGGAAGGTGCTCGTACCTGTACGCCCAATCATAAAAAGAACGCAGGACATTTAAGTCGTTCTTGATTCGGTACTTCGACGGTTCACCTGTTCTACGCGACCGATAAGCGAAGTCAACTAGATCCCCATCGGTTGGCGCCAACTGGTCAGTGTCGACCTTCAACCAGTTAGACAGAACGTGACGTAACGAATGCATCGTCTGGTCAGTGGCCTCGGTTCTGCGTTTGCGCCACTCCAAATATTCCGCAACTAACTCTTCTGCTGATCTACTACCCATAACATTCCTCCCTACTGCTAGGGAGTATAGCGTTATGGTTAGGAGTTGCGAAGCCGATAGATGGCAGAGCGGTGAACACCAACATGTTTTGCTAGTTCAGTGTCCCCGTACCCGTCACATGCGGAGGCTGCCTGTTGGCGGGCAACGGCCACCTCTGAACGCATGTCACTTACCATGTCGCTTAACGCTTGGGCTTCCTTGAGGTGCTCAAGCGGATTATCGGAGAGAGAGGCCAGCCAAGCCATGATCAGTCGAGTCTGCTTTCGGGCTTCATTAATATCCATGACAGTGTTTGACATCAGTCCTCCTCTGGACGTGGGAACGGGATGACGTTCTCAGGCAATTTGCTGACAACAGCGGGATGATCGTACTCGCTGGCAGAGGCAACAATAAGCTCAGCGCACAGTATTGCTAGATCTTCATAAACGTGTGCCAACTCTAGGTGCATCGAAGACAGTTCCATGAACTTGTCCCCGAACCTTCTTGGGGCGCTCATCATCTGAAGAGGACACTCTCGGTCATCATCACTCATCTTCGAACAGCGTTCCGTTGACATCGCCGATTCCCTCTGAGACGGCTAGACGCCACTTGTGCCACGCAGCGGTGACAGCGCCACTACCTGGGAACAGGTCATCGAACTCGTCAGTCGGTTCCGCTCCTGCTACTTCGAACGCCCACATGCACACGGCTTCAGGTTTGACACCCACGAGCCCTTTTTGCATGGTGATGCGTTCCGCTACCCAATCACGCAATGTGAGACGGTCGCTCACCACGGGCTTACGAATCGCCTTCACAAGCACTGGTTCCCAGGCGTACGCCACTGGCACATTCGGCTTGAAGGCTGCAAAAGTTTTCATCCACGACATTATCCGATACCCGTCGACACCTGCGTCAGCGGCACAGTTCATGACATGCTCCAACGTGACTGATGCTGTGTGTAGCACCCACCCGTCGTAGGTGTCTAGACGTTCGAACAGTTTGGTGTGGTCGACCTCACCATCGAAGTCAGGGTGGTCTTTGTAGTAGGCGGCAGAGTACCCAGGGTAGGGAGGGTCAGCGTAGGCGAACCTCACTCGTCCTCGTCCTCGGCTCCCCTGTCGTTGCAGGGGACACACAAATAGGCGCCGGTGGCGTAGCCGTGGATGACATCGCGTTTAGCGGGATCCATCCCAGGCCAGACAGCCTGCAAGTTTGCTCCCCCTGCGTACTTGTTCCAGTCCTGGGGCCACACACTGACGCTGTCTTTCTGTTGGCAGATCAGACACGAAGCAGTCAGATTCATTTTACTGACCTTGCGAATTCGCATGTCGTAGCGATGCAACACTCGCCGTGAACATCTTCCCCGTCCTCACGAGTGTGGCGATGGTCCCACTCAAGGTGAGAGAAACCATCGCCGCACTCCGCACAGTGCGGTCCAAGATAAGGGGGAGGGTATTCCCTATCTCGCCGCGCCATGAAACCCATCACGTAACCAGCACCTAGAAAAACTAGAGCGACAACTATAGGAACGAGTAGCACCCAGAAGAAACCGTACTCCCAAGAACACATCATCAGATTCCTGCCATTTCCCGTTGCCTCTGCGTCCATGCCAACTCTGGGTTCTGCCGCACTCGTTCCTCGAGTGTCGCAACAAATTCTGTTGGCGTCGTCAGGTTTCGTTTCATCGGTGTCTTCTTCGACTTCCGATCTTGATCGGCAGCCTGGATAAGCTCGGCTCGCCGCTGCCGGCCTTTGCTTTGTTTATTTGCCATTGTCCCTCACAACTAGGTATGCACTCCACCATAGCAACCGCACGGTATTATTCAACTGATGACAACCCACGTAGTGATGTACTCAGGGGGGAAAGCATCATGGCTAGCGGCATGGAAAGTTCAGGACCGGTACCCAGAGGATCAGATAGACCTCTTGTTTGCTGACACCAGAACTGAGGACGAAGACCTGTACAGGTTCCTCAGTGAGGGGGCTGAAGCACTCAACCTCCCACTCATAGAGGTAGCCGACGGTCGAAACATTTGGGAGGTATTCCGAGAGGAACGATTCCTAGGGAACAACCGAGTCCCTATCTGCTCACGCGTCCTTAAGCAAGAAACGTCAGCGAAGTATGTGCGAGAGAACTATGACCCTGACGACTCGGTGCTGTACTTCGGGATTGATTGGACCGAAGCGCACCGTGCCGACCGCATACCTAAACATTGGGAACCATATGAGGTGGACTTCCCGCTGTTGTGGGAACCAGTCACCGACAAAACCGACGCCGACATGTTGTTAGCGAGGTACGGAATTGAGCAGCCCCACCTGTACGACCTCGGTGCTCCGCACAACAACTGTGGTGGGCTGTGCGTCAGGGCAGGGCACGGCCATTTTAAGTGGGCGCTTGAAAATATTCCTGAGACGTACAGAGTGTGGGAACTGGAAGAGCAAGCGTTGCGAGACTACCTGGAAGCCGATGTGGCGATACTGCGGGACCGCCGCGGTGGGACAACTCGACCAATGACTATGACCGAGTTCCGAGAGCGAGTCCAAGAGAAAGACACGCAACTCGATCTGTTTGATTGGGGCGGGTGCGGCTGTATGGTCGAATACGATGAAGATCCTTAGCCTGTGCTCAGGGTACGGTGGCCTCGACCTAGCAGTCGAACAATTCTTTGGAGCCACCACCACCCACTGGTCCGAGACAGACAGCGCCGCCTGCAAAGTGATGGAGGCCAGATGGCCCGACGCCTCACCACTAGGGGATCTGAGACAGCTGAATTCGCATCAGCTTGACGACATTGAGATCATCACTGCAGGTTTCCCCTGCCAACCCTATTCGAATGCGGGCCTACTGAAAGGTACTCATGACCAGCGAGCAATCTTCCCCCATATCGGGAAAATTATTGGCAACATTCGACCGCGACTCGTCGTGCTGGAAAACGTCGGAGGCATCCTTATTAGGGGAGGCCCAGAAGTCATTGCCACGCTTACCTCCCACGGGTATGACGACATCAGATGGACTGTTGTTCGAGCAAGCGACGCCCATGCACCTCATCGAAGAGCGCGCTGGTTCTGTGTTGCCGCTGCTGCCGACGCCAGTAGTGAACGACATGGGGGACGACAAGACACTCGAGTGGTGGCACGACTGGATCAAAGAGAAGAGACTGCAACACAACAACAGCAACGGCCACGGCAAGAGCCTGTCGGTCGAGGCACGGCTTATGACCGAGCCTTACGACGATGGGAGCACACCATCGGACG